GCATTACTTGCTTAGAGCCTCCAATATACTCAGGTCGTTGTAGTCTTTGGTCTAGTGAATGAGTGTCGAAATGAGCAAGAATATTTTCTGTATACCTGGTCCCTCCACGAGCATTTTTTTCCATCCATTCCTGGACCCTCATTGCATTTCTGAAAGTGTTAATAGTTACAGCTTCAGCATTTAGATTGACTTCCAAAGTACCATTTGGGTCGTAAGAGATTTGATTACTAGTACTTCCATCTTGATGAACATAATTAGCTCCTGCGGTAATTCCATCCGCAGCTGTTAAAGGGGTTCCATCCGCATTTGTGAAAGTAGGATATGCTTGAGGTACTCCGCCCCAAGGAACTTGGAACACACTAGCAGTTCCATTTTGAAGTAGTGGCATTTGTACGGGGTCTCCTTTTTGTGCCCAAGGTAAGCACGAAGTAAAATAGTCATGCTCCCATGCTTTGTACAATGGTTCGCCTTTCATTATATCGAGATAATCCGCTGAATTGTCACCTGCTACAAGTGGAATAAATTTATCATCGATTAAATTTTGGTCTCTAAAATACTCATCGTAGATTTTATAATATGCCGCAGTTACGGCAGGACTAATCTTTTGGGTGGTGAAACCTGCTGACGATGGAGGTATAGCAAAATGAGCAGATAAGCATTTGTTTGTCCAACCTGCCGCAGTTGTTAAACCTGTAATGTACGGCGCATCTGCTTCGGATTCTCCTGTTATCCATTGAGGAAATTCTTCCCAGATTAAACGCCATGGAACGAAAAACGTGTACGTTTTTACATTGATTTGGTGCATTACTGGAGAGATTAACGGGGCAAATCGAAGGAAATTTTCCTGACTTAATCGATATGAATCTCCGGGTAGTACTTCTAAACATGTGGTTGGGTAAAGTTTTCCCATGTCGAGGGTAAAAGTTTTATTATGTGACAAGTCAAAACTTGCCGATTGAGCTCGAGACATTTTAACGGAATCGAATATTGTTGCTCCTCTACTTTGTGGCATTTTCTAAATTTTTTCGGTATTCTTGCAATATTGCTGTACGTGTAGTTTCCTCAATAGCAATTAAAGCACTCAAGTCATCTTCGTTTTTATGCTTCTTGAGTTTTAATTTCCGATGCCATTCGTAAGCCGATAGTATGTATTCTGAATAAGGATTTGGTGGAGCAGGTATTTCTTCATTTTTAATAACCTGTCCTTTGTTCGGGTAAGCTTCGTTTACTTTCTTTTTCATGTTAAATTATTTAATTGTGATTAATTAAAGGCGAATACCGCCTCTTTTTACTAATTTATAACCAGTCTTTCTTTTTCTTCTAAAAGACCGTTTTCTTTTTCCGTATTTTCTACGTCTCATAATTTTTTATTTAAAATAATTGAGTAATTTATTAAGTTCTGATTTATTCAGAACCATAAGTTTAAGATAATCAGGTGAATTCGGTGTCAAACCGTTTCGTCGAAGTTTTGCTTCAATATTTTTAATTTCGGTTTGTAATTTCTCTCGTTGCTCCTGTGTTTGGTCTAATCGTCTTTCTTGTAATCCTCTGTCTACTACTCGTGATGTATTCTCCTCGATAGCATTTACTTGGGCTTCTGCCATTCTATATCCTGTTTTTTTAAGGATTTCGAGGTTTCTTTTGTCTGTATCGGTTTTTACTCCGATGTTTACTGTATCCGCTGCGGTTTTTATTGCAGTTGCAGATGTCGCTGCGGTTTGTGCTCTTTTGAGCCTAGTATCATGGTAAGAAGTCGCCGCTGCTCCTACTCCTGTACTAATTTCTTCGGCTGCGGTTGTATTAAGTGCAGTTTGTCCAACCGTTCCTGCGGTATTTGCGGCACTTGAACCTTTTCCGTAAATTAAATTAGGATTTAATTTAGCTTCTTGAAGTCTTTGCATTTGTGCCTGTGGATGATTGTACGCATTTACTCTGTCCCAATCCTCTAACGCCCATTTTCGGGCTCTTTTTTGTCGCTTGTTCGCTCCTATTCCTCGTCCTATAGCAGTTCCTGCTTGTATTCCTGCGGTTATTAATCCTGCTCCGCCTCCTGAATTGTCGTCTGGCATGATTTTTTTTGTTTTGTGAATGATTTTTAATCATTCTTGTTTTTAAATAGAGGTTTCCTGTTTTTCGTCGCTATTTCGTCGTTGCACTCCTAAGGTGCTCCGTTTTTTGGAACCTCTTTTTTTTAGGGACTACGTCCCTTTTTTTGTTTTTCTAAGTGCCTTGGTGTCACTTAGCATTAACTAATCAAGGATAGTTAATATATTTGCTCCTTTTGTCGCTTGTATTGGCGGCTTCTGTGGAAGCCTTTTTGTCTTTGCCGCAAAAACGTAGAATTTCCGCTGATGGGCGGAAATACTACGCTTTTGCTACCGTGTTGCCACGTGTTTTTTAACGCTGCGCTTAGCTAGGTTTTTTTGAAGTTTTTTCTTCTTTAATAGGATTTCTTAATAATTCCAATGCAGCATTTGATGCTGCGATTTTATCCTCCATAGCTTTTATTTTAGCATTTTCCATTTTCTTACGGTTTTCTTCTACCGTTTTTTTGTATTTTTTTAAACCTTCTCTGGTTTCGTCTGCTAATTCTCTAGCATAATCTAATCTGTCCATTTCAGACATACCATTAATTGCGGCAAGCAATTCATTATAGTTTCCGTCTTCCTGATAGATTCCAGTAAGTTCGGTTATTTGTTGACCTGCTTTTTGTCGTCTGATAAGTTCAGATATTGGTAAAGTCATATCTGGTACAGCTCGTGATGGTAAGTTTGCAGTTTCTGGTGATGGAAGTTTGTTTTTCATGTAATTGAAATGATTTCTAACTTTCATAATGATTCTTTTCTTTTATTTGAAGGTGAATAAAATTTACGGTATTGACCGTGTTTAAGCGTTTCTTTGTAGTTATCGAACGTCAAGTTAGCGTTTTTATACATTTTTTCAAAATGTGCCTTTAATTTGGCTTCTTCCTTGATTTCTAGTCGTTCTAAAAACTCACGTTGTTGTAGTTTTTCATCGTCAGAAAATATTCTGTCTCTGTAGTATTTAGGCATCGCTATTTTGATGCCATCTTTTAGTGTAACATACATTCTAGATAAGTCAGCTTTATGCCATTTGATAGCTGCATCGGTTAAGTAGTTATCTCCAATTTTGGAGGACATTAAAGAAAACTCAGGTTTTCTGTCGTCTCCTTTGTATTCTGGAATTCGAGTAATTTTATCTATGTATTTAAGAGTATAGCCAATAGTATTAGAATTAACATCGCCAATATGAATAGTACCAATTTGGCTTTTGTTTCCTGAGCTTGGTTCAATAGCTTGCCATGCTTGACGTATGTATTCAACATCGAATACATTAAACATAATGAGGTGATAATGAGGACGGCTATTTTTAGAGCCATATTCTCCAACAGCATAATATTTGATTTTATCTTCTTGAAGTTTACGTAATCGTTTGAAAAAAAGTTGTAAATCTTTTTTTCTTAAAGTGGTTCTTTTTTTAGCAGTAAGTGGAATATGTCGGGAGTCGTAGGTAAGTGTTACAAAGTAGGAAGAGAAACTTCGTTTCTCTTCCTGTAGTAATCGAAACTCCCATGAACATACCCTTCGTTTCTTGCAATAGGGACAGCGTCCACAATTGACTGGTATTTTTTTTAGTGCTGCTTTACTAGGCAGCACATAGTATGGGTCATGACAACGCATTTTCTATAAATGAGGTACACCGTATTTTGGTAGTTTTTTTACTGCATGTACATTATGAAATACTTGAGCATAGATGCTATCTACACCATCATCAATAACCGCAAAAATTCTTTTGTCGGGTTTACATTCGATGAATTCTTCGTTAAGAGCTGGTAAGTCATCTAATTCCCATTTTCTGGCTAATTGCCAAAATTCAAGAGAATCACGGAAGTCTCCTGCAATGGTATCGTGCATAAATTTGTATTCCGAATATTGTGGAATATATCCAAATAGAGCATTTAAGGATTCTTCTGTGCCTACATCATTTCGAAGTTCTTTTACATAAACTTCTTGTTCTCCTAAATTAGCAAATGACGGCCAAGCAAATTGGTGCTTGTCGAATCGTTGATGCATTCTGTGTAATCCTTGATAATAAGCGGTTTTTGGTTGAACACACATAAGAGATATAATAAATCCGTGTTCAGTTGCTCGGTAGCTTTTTTGGTTAGCTGCTCCGATACTAATTCCGTGACCTGACATTTGTCCAACTGGAATGTCGTTTGATGATTGGTCTACAGCTTGAGCCGTACTTAGTACTTCGCTAATTCGCATTACTTGCTTAGAGCCTCCAATATACTCAGGTCGTTGTAGTCTTTGGTCTAGTGAATGAGTGTCGAAATGAGCAAGAATATTTTCTGTATA